ATTGATTATAATAGTTCATATTAATTCCTAATGTTTTGTACTGGTATTAATATTATTAATAACCCAAGAGTCTAAAATATCATCATTTTCTGTAATATTTTTTGCTTTTTTTGTTGTTCCATTATTCAAGGGAACATCTTTATTATGATCAACTAATATTTTTTTATCACCAAAATATATTTCGATACCACTTTTATTCGAATCAGTGATCTTCCTTACTAATTCTCTATCTTCTGTTTTTGTTGAACCAGATACAAAGAATACTTTTCTACCTGTTCCTTCAATTTTATCCTGAATCATTTTGTGGAGAATCTTTCCGTGTTTATCCACCATTTGAAACAGTACTAATGTATTACCTTTTTGTGTAGTAGAGAGATTCGTAATGAATTTATTTCTCTTTTTATGAGAGATAAGAAACTTCATTTCTTCTTGATAAGGAATTTTATTATATGCTTTTCTTATCTCCTCATCATATTCTAATACTACACATTGAATTGATAGTGAAGAAATCTTTTTATCATCCATCAATTCTTTTGTTGTTATAACTTTATATACAGGACCAAACAATCCCTCCAACACAAGTCTATGTGTTGTAGTACCATCAAGTGTACCAGTAGTACCAAACTTGTATGGGCAATTAGTCAATTTTGTCGCTATGCTTGTTAGTGATTTAGCTTTAAAACCGTGAGCCTCATCACCAATCAAAACATTGAACGGAACAAAAAATTGTCTCTTCATCTTATATATACTTTGCCAGGTGGAAATTACAACTTTTTTTGAAAAATCGTTCTTATCTGCTCCACCATACACTCTATGACATTTTGCTTCTGCATCCCAACCATTGTGGGTTGAATAATCAGCAAAATCATAGAACATTTGTTCTACTAATTGCGTAGTTGGTACAATAATTAGAATTTGCTTATCATCAGGAATCACTTGCTCATACCAACGAACCAGAGTATAAATCATTAGAGATTTACCAGATGATGTTGGTGAAAGTAGTAATGCTCTATTATCTGAAATAGCGTGTTGAATACCATCAATTTGATAATCGTGGTGTGAGATTGGTTTATCTTTAGAATGAGGATTTAACCATCTAGCAAACTCTTTAATCTTTTCTTTGTTTGCTTCTGGTGGATGAAAATCCTTTTCATATGAGAGTGAATAATCTCCATTTTTAGCAAATTTCTCAACATACTTATGGAGGCCAGTATACAACTCTCCATTGTACATATTCAATAGACGAATCTTACCATCCCATTGTTTATTTCTAAACGTTGGCATAAATCTATGACCAGGAACTTCAAAAGTAAAGAAGTCTGATGCTTCTGCTAAAATACTTTGTTCAGCTTCAACTCTCAAAAACACATCATCGTGTTTTTTGATAACAATATCAGTCATATCTATTGATAGTCTCCACAATAGATGAGTGAAAGAATCCAATATTATCAATCACAGCTTTTTCTTTTTCTTCAGTTGCACCACACCAATTACATTCTTCATTCTTACCAACGTAATGCTCACCCTCAACTTTACACTTATGACACCACATTTTTTCTTCCATCAAATCACTCCATTCTGAAATTTCTGCCATTCTATAGCATTTCTTATATCCCAATTTCTTGATGAGATTGTTTTAATAATCTTTTCAAGATACTCAATTTTCTCTTTTTCGATCTGCATTTTAAATTCAATTTCTTGATACTCTGCATCACTTTCTATATATATCTTGATTTCAGCTTTACCAATCTCATAATCAGGCCAATTTTCATAATCATCAGGATCACCTCTACCCATATAGTAGTTATACTTTTTCATATACATACGTTTCTTCTCTTGCTCAAGTCTTTTGAACAATAGAATTTCACCAGCAAGCAATTTCAAATACTTGTTGTGTAGTAGTGGGGATTTTAGCGATTCAGTGTCTAGATTGTTCTGATCATATTTCAAATCATCATCAACCATTTCCATTATTTTTTCAATTTTCATTGCACCATCATAACATAAAAGAGTCTATTTGTCAAATAGGATTTTTAGTAAATTTTCTAACATCATCGAATTTGAAGTGTGAATATTCAAATTCAACATCAACTGATAATGGTTCACCTTCACTAGTCACACCAAATGATACATCACCTATATTAGTAGGATAACAATCATAAAATGTGATTGAGAAGTCATAATTTTTATTGTTTGTTAAAACGTGCAATGTTGCATCAGAATAGAATTCTTTCAAATCACCTTTGATAAATTCTGGATCTCTAATTTGTGTCATCCAATTTAAAATTTCACTATAATTCTTAAAGTGTTCATCAATAATAAACACACAGCTTAATGATGAAAAGTTAATTTGATCACCAGCAATATTCATGTTAACCATTGGATTTGGCATTACTGTTTGACCCAATGTAACTGTTGGTATATTAGCAGATTGAAGATAATATATTGTATTTGGAATCTTAGCAATATCAAATCTAAAATTTGATGAAGTTGCATAATTTTGATGTTCTGGATTATTTCTCATTGTATACTCTCACAAAGTCTTTACACATATTTATACACGCATTAAAAAAGGGACTCCGAAGAGTCCCTTTTTGCTTCACTTACTTTGCTATTACAGATTAGTAACTGTGAATGAACGGAAGTAAGGGTTAGCGCCTGCAGAACCACTAGCAAATGGGTTGTGCTGAAGACCATAACGAGTCTTGAATCCAATACGTGGTTGGAAGTCACTCTCGCCAATAGTTTTCATCATCTGTAGAGGTACATATGGGCAATAGAATAGACCAGCATCATACTGATTCTGACCCTTATAACCAACAGTGATGTAATCATTTGGAGCATACTGATCAACAAATACTTTGTACTTGCCACCAAGAACGCCTGCGAAAGTTCCCTTAGTGAAGTCTGAATTGATACCACCAGAACCAGTATTCATACCAGATGGCATATCAAGACCTGCAACCATATCAAGAGCAGATGCAACATCAGCTGAACAGATGATCCAGTTACCAGCACCACGACCAGTATTAAGAGCAATCTGATTAGCTTCACGATTGATTTGAATCATAAGAGACTTATAACGCTCACCACCCCAACGTGCGGAACGAGTATCAGTTGCATCAGCAACGTCAAATGTACCAACAGTAGTAGTACCTGCGGCAGCACCAGCAGTAGCTTGAGAGTTAATCTTCACGATGATTTCACGATTGATCTCAGCAAGAATCTCGCTAGATAGAATATTAGCAAGTTCAGCTTCAGCATCAAGACCGTGAATAGCCTTAAGATCCTGAGCAAGTTCCTGTGAATACTTAGCCTTCAACGCTCTAGAACCAGCAGTAACGCTTGATTTCTCGATTGAGAAAGACATTTCATTCCAGTCACCACCAGCAGTAGCACCAAGACCAGCAGGATGAGCTGCAGATCCAAGAATTTCCGCACCAGCAGTATCCATAGTAGTACCAGAATCACCAGAATGTGAAGTATCTGGAGCAGCTGCTGCACCACCAAGCCCAGAAAGTGCTTCAGTTGCTGCACCACCCTTGTTCATCTCTTCACCGTACCAGGTCTTCATAGCGAAGATTAGACCAGTAGGTCCAGTCATTGGCTGAACACCAATAGTGTCATAAGCCATCAACTGCGGCATAGTTCTACGAACTAGTGAAATTAGGATTGGATCCCAATTATCAACACCACCAGTAGAAGTTACACCAGTAGTATTACCCTCTTGAAGATCTAGTTTTTGATTTTCTAGAAGTCGAGTTACTACACCCTTAATAGTAGGATCTTGAATCTCTGGCAGACCATCTGCCTCAAGAACTGGAGCCCACTTTTCTTTAATTTCCTCAGTTAAATACATTTTGTTTCTCCTTAATTTTTTGTACAAAAGTTATTAATTCTATTATTTATGAAAATTTAGAAATTGTTGCTAAAATTGCGTCCATCTCGCTTGAAACTTCTGCCTTCTTAGTAGATTCTGTTGTTTCTTCATTAATCTCAGCTTTCTTATCTTCAGATGGGAAGTAATTCTCTACTAAAGTAGCGATTGCTTCTTTATATTCATCTTCTGACTTAAAATCAACCTCTTCTGAAAGAGTGCGAATCTTCTCTACTTGAGTAGATGCCAATTCACTAGTAGCCTCTGTGAAAAGAGTTGCTTTTTTCATTTCTGAAATTTCTTTGGACATTTCAATCTTAGAGTTTACTTCGTCATCCAACTTAGTTTCTAACTCTTCAATCTTAGATGCCTGTTCTCCGATAACATCATACTTGTCCTCAGGAACATCGATATAATGAGATTCGAATAGATCTTTAAGACCATCAATAAACTCTTCAGTAACCTCAGTCTTGAGACCAGTTTCAATAGCAAGTTTATTCTCTTCCATCCATTCAGTAACAACATAGTCAAGATAACCATCTAGGTTTTCAATCATCTCTCCAGAGAAAGTTTCCATTCTCTCTTCAATCTTAGCTTCAACAGTCTCTTCAATCTTTTTAGCCTCATCCTTAACATGAGATTTTACGGCAGCCTCAAAGATAGTAGTTGCTTTAGTGCGGAAATCCTCAGAAAGTTCTTCGCCATTGAAAAGAGCATCAACATCCTCGGATACATCAACAGAAATCTCTGCTTCTTCCTTAGCTTCTTGCTTCTTAGCTTTGACTTTCACTTCTTCCTCTTCCTCTTCCTCTTCCTCTTCGTCCTCGTCTTCGTCTTCCTCGTCCTCAGCTACTTCTTCCTTCTTCTTAGCTTCCTCGATTTCATCCTCGGCGATTTCTTCAGATTCAGAAACAACTTCCTCTTCTTCAGCGATAGCTTCCAGCTTTCCATCCTCAAGCATATCTTCTGCTTCTTCTACAGCAAGTTCTACGTCACCATCAACACTCTTATAAGTGCCTTCTGATAACTCTAGAATCTCACCTGATTCAGTTTTCAGTTTCATATTGTTCTCCTTAAAAATTGCATTTTTTAAAAAATAAATTCTGTTCTATGATTATTTATAAGTTTTTTGATTTTATAGAGTATTTATAAACGAATCAAATACTTTTATCATCTTTTCTTCTAGTTCTGGGGTTCTTGCTTTTGAAATCTCTTCATATGCTTCGGCAACATCTGCCTCTTTAAAGATTCCATTATCCCAGATCCATTCTTTTCCTTCCATAATACCATTAACAAAAGCATCGGGAGCCGAAGGATCAGCAACAATATCAGCTGCCGTTGCGAGATAGAAGTCATCTTGTACCACATTGATATTACCTTTCTTTTTCATTGAACCCATACCACGAGAAGATACACCTAATCTAGCACCTTCTTTGATAAGATTCTTTACGATGTTACCATAAGGCGTATCCATAATCTTAGCTTTACCGATGTAGTTATTACCATCTTGCTTTAATTCTGTAATCAAATGTGATACACGATCCAAGTTGATTGATGGTCCTTGTGGATGACCAAGTTCACCAAACGCACGATTTTCATTCACATACGTTTTAGTATAACGATCAACTTCTTTAGCCATTGTCTCACTTGGATATATACGACCATTTCTATTTTTTAACTCAGCCTGTAGAAAAACACCTTCGATGAAATAGTTCTTCTCTCCAGTCTTTTTAGACTCTTCTATTACCTGAGTTAAATCTTCTCTAACCTCTGTGATTAATCTCATCATTATACTCCTTAATCCATACCAAACGATTTACGTTTAGCCATACTCTTCTTGCGTTTCTTTAGAGCCATTCGTTGTTTACCAGCTTCTTTCTTACGAGTTTTAGCACCTTTTTTAGCAACTTTCTTACGCTTCACTAAACTCATTTTTCTATTCTTTTGTGATGCAGTAGTAATTTTCTTTTTTATTTTCTTTTTACCACGAACAACAAATTTGTATTTTTCATCAACTTCATCTTCATCTTCTTCGTCATCAGCTTCCCAATTAGCATCAACATAATCAAAGAATTCTTTCTTCTTATCACCATCTAATTCATCTGGTTCAGATACACCAAATTTTTTAAGTGCAGCCCTAAAAAATTTTTGATATTTTTCTTTGTCTCCCTTCTCTGATTCTGTAAGAAAATCAATAAAACTTAACATACTTATTCTCCTTGAGATTCGCCCTTCTTGAACATAGTTCTGGCAATATCTGTTTTTCTATCTGAGATAGAATTAAAAATTTTATTCTTTAATAAACTCGCAATTATATCTTTGAAATTACTAGCCTTTCCCGCTCTTGCAAAATTCAATGCATCTTTAACATTTACTTCACTCATAATTAATAATCCTCTTCTGGTTCTTTAAATTGTGGATCAGACATTTCATCTTTAATCTCTTTATTTAATTCTTCAATTTCTTCTTCAGTTTGCTGTAGTACATTCTTTCTAATCCAAGTATGAGAAACATACTTACCAGCATATTCTGAAATATCTCTAAGAATCTCCATTCTTTCACGAATCATCTCAGCTTCTTTTAATTCAGAGAAATAAGAATCCGACTTAAATTCAAAATTAATATATTCTTTGAATTCTTTCCAATCAACTTTAGTGATAATACCTTTAGAAATTAATTGCGCTCTAAGTAATTGATAGAATACTTCACTAAATCTTTTTCTTAATTTTTCAATGAATTTACTAAATTTAACTTCATCTCTACTAATCTCTGCCGCTCTACCAAGAGAGAAACCATTATCAGCTTCTATTCTTGATGATGGAACGTGTAATGCTTTATAAACCTTTTTCTGGAAATATAAAATATCTTCAATATCACCTAGATTTTGACCCCCAGGTAATGTAGTAATCTCTGTACCTTTACCACCTTCTCTACGAGGAAGCCAGAAATCTTCCATCATAGTCATTGTATCATTTACATCTTTTGTTGTGCCAGTTGAAGCATCATAAACAATCTTATTCTTATATTTATTCATAATGGTTCTTAAATATTCTTCAGCTCTTGATTTTGGTAAATTACCAACATCGATATAGAATACTCTTCTTTCAGGTGCTCTTGATAATCTATAGATAACCAACGCATCTTCAAGCATTCTTAATTGATTAATAGGTTTAATCGCCTTATGAATATAACTTAAAATATTATCACCATTCTCAGCTAATAATCCAGAATGGGCATAACAGATAGATTCATTAGCAATTTTTAGTGCTGACGTTGCTGCATTTCCTTCATTAGAATATAAGTAATATTCATCAACTCCAGTAATAATATCAACACCATCATTATTTTTTTCTTTTAATACTTCTCTAACTTTTCTTATGTTAGTTGGTTCAATCCAACGTAAATCTCTAATACCCTTTTTGAGATTGGATTCATCTACTACAATATGAAAGTATAATTTTCCATCAATATACCATTTTCTAAACCACTCTCCACCCTCTTTGTTGAAGTTGAGTAATTTGATAATCTTTTTGAATTCGTGAAGAATAGCATCTTTAATATTATCTGGTTGTTCTAACTTATCTAATATAATATTAACAGATTCTTCCCTAGGATCAAAAACGATAGCTTCATTTACGATATCATCAATAGCAGACTCAGCCTCAGGATGTTTTGAAACTTTACGATATCTTGAGATTAATTCTTCATCAGACTTATAATCAAAATCAAAATTAATTGTATAATCATTAATTCCACCACCGTTGATTATACTTGCACCATCCTCTTCTCTCGGAGGCACAAAAGATTTAGCAACTTTAGATTCATCTTTCTCTTTAAGTCGCTTTTCTAATCTATATCCAAACAAATCTATAGGCATATGTTATCCTTTCTATCTCATAATATATTAATATGTATATAGGGAGAAATCGATTAAAAATCTCCCTATATACAACATTATTAACTAATCAAACTAGATACTAATCCCGCTAGACCACCTGCTCCAACATTACCCACACCAGAGATGTGATAATCATATGCAAATGTTACTGTATATTCTGCAATAGAATCATTGGTTTCATAACTCATATCCATTGCACCAATATCACTTGGGAATAAACCCATCATTGTCCATACAGCAGTCTCTTGTCCTGCTGCACGATCAATCAAACGAACCGTTGCTGATCCCTTATATGATGGTGTTTGACCATTGATATTCATTGCTGAATTACCAATATATTCCATCCAACGTTCAAACTTTTCTCTATACTTATGATTTTGATCATCCATCACAGTAACTGTCCAATCAGCAAATGATCTATCACCAGCAACCTTGATCTTACGACCAAGATATGGAACTTCTACAACACCTGTAGTTGCCGCAGGAATAGATGATGCTTTACATACAATCTTGAAATCATCATCAAATGATGATCCAAGAATGGATGCTTGAGGTAGATCAATCTCTACCTCAAAATGTGTAGGACGCTGCCACTCAGTGAATGAACTTTTAAAATTGTCAAGACTTAATGCGCTCATTTGTTTTCTCCTTATCCAATTACTTCACTGAACGCAACACCAGTTTTGGTAGCTACGAATGTTAATGTAATGAAATTAATTGATTTAGTTGGTTTAATATAGAAGTCTGCCTTAAACTCATTTCTATCAATAACCTCACCCGTATTGTTACTATCATCACATACAACTAGATAGTCGTACATACCTCTACGTCCTTTAACGTCACGTAAGAATGGATCAACCATATTAACAAATTGTTTTCTTGTGAATGCATCATTAAATTCAAACAAGAAGTACTTAGATACTCTAGATACTGCTTGCTCAAGGAAAATAAACAATCTGCGTACATTGATTCGATCAAATGCACTTGGTTTATTAGTCATTGTCTTATCACCCCAAAGTACAGTACCTTGACCTGGGAATGAAACAATTGGATTAACAGCATTTTTATATAGATCATCTCTATATGCTTTAGCTGGGTTCCAAGCTAGTTTGACAACAGACTTGATATTACCACGATTAAGACCACCTGGACTCCACCAAGGATCTCTTACGCTATCTGTGTATACACAAAGACCAGCAACATCAGCATTAATAGATATCCAACGATACTTATCATTATACTTGTCATATTGATATTTAAAGTTACCATCAATAACTGCATATGTACCAGCTTTAGTACCAACATTCAAACTCTTTCTATAATCAATAACATTACTAGAAATTATTGAACTTTGACCAATATATGGAACAACTAACTCTTCTGGAGGTGAGATAAATGCCATACAATCACCGCGGGCTGCAGCAACTTGATTGACAACTTTCTCAGCTACTAACTTAGCACTTGCTTCAGCAAGACTAGAAGCACCACCAGTAACACATAGATTGATTTCAGTCTCTTCTGGATTTACAAATAAATCCCATCCTTCTGACCACTCATCATCATTTGGTGTACCAGCTAGACCACCAGAGAATAGTACTGTTCCGTTACCAGAAACAAACTTATCTGATATACACCAAATCCACTGAGAGCCCTTATTAATAACTTCATCAGCAAAAATATTTTCTCCAGAAGTACCAGTTCCTGTTGAATCAGAAGAAACAATATATGACTCAACTACTGTATAATCAACTGCTTCCCAGTAAAGATTTGTATTAGTACCAACACCAGGTTCAATATCACCAAGTGATTGATCTAAGTATTGAATACATTTCCAAGCAACATCACTATGCCAAACAACTGTACCTGCAAGATATGATGCTGTATTGTTATATGTTGTTGCTGAATGAACCAATTCGTTATAGTATTTTACTACAACTGCATATTCATTGTTTGATGAATCTGGTTCTACATCAAAAATATTAGCATCAGGATAAGTTGACCAACCAACTGAATCTGAATGACTTACTGTGATATAGTTACCCATATCACCTGGATATTTTGCAAAGAACGGTTCTGAATTACCCGCTCCTGATAGTGTGGCATATTGAGAATCGAAGTCATCTGCATTTTTGATAAGAACATTTCCACCGCTATCTGAAGCGTTTGCAGAATTGTTTCCATCTAGATCGACAATACGAACCACTTTAATATTATCAGCATATCTTAAAAAGTTTGCAGTTGAAAAAAAGCTAGAAGCTGTTCCATCATCTGGTCTACCGAAAGTTGATACTAACTGATTTTCTGAAGTGATTGTAGTCGGATCCATTACAGGTCCCCAACCGAAGAATCCTACTGTGGCACCTAAACCACTAGCAACTGGAGCAACGGTTGTGGAGAGATCAACTTCTTTAATTTCTACACCTGGACTTAATTGGAATCCCATAGTTACATCTCCCTTAATAATCTTACAATGTTTAAAAATTTTATTATAATTATTTATAAAAACGAATATCTAGACCACTTGCCAGAGTTCGCCCCCCTCATTAATATACTCTTCTTCTGTACCATCATCAAAGAATCCAAAAGGTAACATATTATCTTCAATTTGTTGTATTTGATCAGCATATAGTGTTTTTCTTATATCTTGATTAGTCAAATCTTTAAATATTTCTTGAGAAGTCATCCAAGAAAATAGTACTAATCCCATCACAACATCATCATTCGATCCATCACCTGCAGCGAAAGATCTACCCTTCATTACAAAAGATGATAATTCTGATATTGTGTCTATATCATTAATGACTAATTTATCATTTTCTAGTAGATCTTTTAAATTTGAGCATCCAATAGCTTTCACTTTCTTTGTCATTTTCACACCAAAACCATCAGATCTTGTTTCACTCATAGCAATAATATTTTCATATTCAAGATCATAGTTGAGTATATTTAGTACTTCTTGACCCACAGAATCACGCTCAACTAACACATCAGCATTATTATATTTTGTTGCTACTTCATTAATCATATTCGGTAATAATAATGGTGATATAGTATTACTTCTATATACAGCAACTTGCTTCATTGGATATTCTGTAATATCAATCACATTCATTGTAGAATAGTCTTGACCGCGCCCCTCTGCTGTATCGACAGCTATCATATATTGATGATCTTCAATAGTCTCTTGATATACATTTAATCCATAAGACTGTAATATGGGTGTTTTATGAACCAGCGTTTGTAATTTATTAGTGTTGATCAATGTATTAGAAGATCCTAGAAATGTTGCTTCGTGTTCTTGTTCAAATTGTTCTGGACTTGTATTTGCTATTGTCTCTTGCTTCCATTGCTCATCACGACCTGGAACTTGTGACCAATGTACTTTGAAAGCAACAAAATTACTTCTCTCTTCTTCAGCTTCAATCCACATTTTATAGAAATGATTTAAACCATTTGGTGTGGATACAATAATAACTTTTGTCTCTTTACCAGACGAAATCGTTGGATATACTGATCTAAAGAAATCTTCAGCAATACCAGATGGAACGAAAGCAAACTCATCTAGAAAAATAGCCGAGAATGACATACCACGAACCGCACTACCAGATGTAGCAGCGGCAATAATCTTACTACCATTCTCTAATTCTATATCACCCTTATTCCAAGAAGTAATTCCTTGTTGTAACCAATCGGGTAGTTTCTCATATGCTAACTGTAGTCTACCCAATAACTCTCTTGATGTTGATGCCTTATTAGCAAGAATACCAACAGTCTTATTATCGTTAAATAGAACATAGTGAAGTAGATATGCTACTGATACTGTAGACTTACCACACTGTCTGGCTGTCTTTACAATAGAAAAACGATTGTTGTGTAATGAGTTTACTAGATCTTTCTGAAAATCATATAGATCAAATGATACAAGTCCGTGATCTACGTGTACAATCTTCACATAGTTTAATATGAAATAGATCGGATCATTGGCACACTTAACGTATTCAGCAACTTGTTCTTGAGTGAATTGATGTTGTGTATTCTTTCTTTTAAGTAATGAATTACCAAGATAACCTTGTTTAATCTGATTTATCATCTCTAGCATCCTTCACAATTTGTTGAAGTTCTGCTGTACTCCCAACAAACACATTATTATTAGTCACTTCTTTAGCATTCTTACCAACCATTTCAGCACCAGCTTCATCCACATCTCGCATAACTTTTTGTAGATTGACTAGTTCTTTTGTTGAATCTGTTAGTGTCTTAACCATCGTACTAACAACTTCAAATGCTCTAGGAGACTCGCTATCTTGTGCTACAGTAACAAGTCTATCTAATGCAGTTTGACCACGCTCTATCAAATGATATAGTTTTTCACGACTATATTGATAATCATTCTTAATATCTAATGTTCTGTTTTCTGGATTTGAAATAACAGGATCAAGAGGTGCTAATTCAGTACACTCTTCTCCATCCATAAAATCATCAGCAATTCCTAAAACATTATCTAACTTCTCTTCAATCGATTTTGACATAATATTACTCTATAATTACTTTCGGCTCCCAATTATCATCTTCATTCGTTGGAGTCCAAGTTTCACTTGCTGCCTCGCAAGTAGCTTTTGATGTATATTGTGTATCACTACAAGTACCTAATGGATCAACGATTACATTAACATTTTCTATACCGTTAAATGAATCTCTTAATCTATGTCCAGATGATGCATACATCGAATTCATCACTTTTCTAATAACTTTACCCTTTAATCTGGATGGTGGATAGATATACCCTTTAACGGTAAATTCAAGAGTCCAATTAACAATTCTTCTATCTACTAGTGGACCTTCTGATTGAACATCACTAGATACCGAATTCAATATAACTGGTACATCTTTTACAACATCTAATTCAGGAATATCTTTGATTGTAATATTGAAATCTGGATGAAAATATGGTAGTATTTGTTCTATAATCTGAAGTGCATCATCTATATGTTTTGTATAGATATCAACAGTGAAATCAAAATTATAAGGCATTGGTGATCTAACCATATCTCGAAATACGTCACCATTCGAATCAATATCTTGATGCCTCCACTCATTCATTGTGTTGAGTTTTCTATCTTCATCAAATGACATTCCATTCATAACAAATCCAATTCTAGGAATAATTGTTCGAACATCTGGTTTATCATCAATATGATGTGATTGAATTAATCGTGCAATAAATTTTTCTTTTGTTTCATATGAAATTGGAACAATAATATCTTGTTCAAGATTACCCTTACGATCTTTTCTTTGAATATGGATATTATTAAATAGAGTACCAAATGCTACTGTTATTTTTCTAACTGTTCCGTGATAAAAAGTTGTACCTAACATTAGTAACTCCCAAACGGATTATCTTCTGACCAATCGATAATATCTTCAACTTCTTGCTCAATCACTTCATTTTCATTATATGCACCCTGAATAATATATACAACACTACCATCATAAACTTTATCACCAA